TGGCCTCCAACAGTTCGCAACAGGGCACCGATTTCTACACGCCTAAGGGCGAGTATGTGAAGGAGGTGTTCAACAAGCGTAATGGCAAGTTGGAGTACCACAACGCCACCACTGGCGAGACGCTGACCACGCTCCCCCCGGGGAGTTTCCGCACAGCTTCATCTCCGTTCAAGGAGATCAACAAGCAGTCCGGCGAGGACATCAACAACGCCTACACCAACGCGAACGCTGCCGGTGGGCGTATTGAACAGCTCAACCGCCTCCAGCAGATTGGTCAAGGGATCACAGGTCCCGACCTCCTGTCTCGCGCAGGTCGTGGGATTGCAGAAGCGCTTGGGATGCCAATTGGCCAGTTCGACCCAGCCAATATCTCGCAGTTCAAACGCGAACTCGCAGATATGGCAGTCACCGCTTCACAGCGCCTCAGAGGCCAGGGACAGATCACCGAGAGCGAGCGCAGGCTTCTCATAGAAACTCTCCCCGCTATTGACACCAACCCACAGGCATTCAGAACCGTCATCAACATCCTCAAGAGCGCTGAACAGCGCAAGGTCGAGCAGGTGCAGGCGTGGGAAGGATCGTCGTCGGAGGACAAGAAGGATGGGTGGCAAGCATTCCAGTTCCGCTTCCGGTCGAAGCTTGAAAGAGGCCAGGGGGATTCCCCCCAGGAAACTCCACAACGCGGCGCTACGCCGAGCGTATCCAAGCCTTCGTCGACGTCTACTGGCGTCAAGTGGCAACTCAAACCCTAACAACACAAAACCTCAGAGGATTGCATGCCGGTCATTCAGATCGACGGTATCGGCGATGTGGAAGTGGATGAGGGCTTTCTAAAGCTCAATCCTGCCGATCAACAGAAGACGGTCGAAGAGATCGCAGCATCCAGTCGTGGCCAGAAGCAGACAGGTCCTGATACCTCGTTCGCTTCTGCCATAACACAGGGGGTGGCTGCGCCACTCCAAGGAATTTCTCAAACTGCCAAGGCCATTGGGATGGATGGAGTGTCCGGTGCGATAGACGCCGTAACTCCTAAGGTGTCCCCAAACTATCAGCCCGCTGGCACACAGATAGCGCAGGATTTCAACAAGGGCTATGAGAAGGACGGCATCCTCGGCGGCGTGAAGAACGTCGACTACGGGTTCGTCCCTCGCGCAGTCACAGAACAGCTCGGGCAATTCCTGGGCTCCATGGCTTCCCGTTCAGCAGGCGCTGCCATTGGCGGTGCCGTTGGCGGACCCGTGGGAGCAGTAGCCGGTGGTTTCACTGGTCCTGCACTATTCGAGGGCGTGCAAGTCGTTGGCGAAGTCGCCACGAACCGCGCCAAGACATTCGGTCGAGACAAGCCGAGCAGCGAAGATTGGTCCTACGCGCTACCCACCGCTATCGCCTCAGGTGCCCTCAACTCGATCGGCGTCCACGGCGTAGGCAAAGCGTCGTCAGGTGTCTCCGGAGTTGCTAAAGCTGCCGGCAAGGAGGGTCTCACCGAGGGAGCCCAGTCGGCGGTTGAACAAACCGGCTCCACTGTGGACACCCCCGGAGGTGTCCGTCTTGACCCTGGTCAGATCTTCTCCGAAGGTCTTGCCGGGGCTGGCGCAGCTGGTGGCACCCAGGCTGCTTACGCTGCCCGTGACGTAGCCACATCTTCCCCCTCCGCTGACCTCACCAACAACGACAGCACCCGTCGCCTCGCTCAGCGTATTCAGGATGAGGCAACGAGCATCGGTGCGGATCTGGGGAACGTCGACCGGGAGTCACCGAAGGGTGCGGAGATCGTCCTCAGCAACATCCACAACGACATTGCTGAATCGATCAAGGGCTTCTACAACGTCCTTAAGGGCGAGCTGGATCCCATGGACGCCGCGACCCTCGAGCAGCTCATCGAACGGCTCGGGGTGAATGCCTCCATCCGCGATGCGAAGAACAAGGTGAAGTCGTCCGTATCTGAAACGGACTTCAAACGCCTGAAACGCCTCGTCGGCGATAAAGCTGAGGGGATACACCTCATCGATCTAATGCGGCAGTCCAACGACCTCACAAACCTCTTCCGTGGAGGTCTAACGGGCGGCCTCTCGAAGTTCACGGACGAGCTGAGCCCATTCGGTAGGTCGTCCCGCTACCTGCCGAGCGGTGCTGACAACACCATCACGCGCCTAGCCGTCACCGGGGCAGGTGTCACCCTCGCCCCCTATCTATCCGCTATCCAGCTGGGCGTGTGGGGCACAGGACGCACTGTAGACGCCCTAACGGGTAATCGCTCCCGCACCGCTGCCTTCGTCAACCAGCATCTCGGCAGAGGAGGACCAACTCCCAAGGTCAACGTCTACGGCAGTACATCCATCATCAACCAGCGCACCAAGGACCGCCAACAAGCGGCTCAGGAGAGCGCCCGTGGTCAGGAGTTGCGCTTTCAGCGAATGAACTCAGACGACCCCGGTGTTGGCGGCTTCGACAATTCCGTGTGGCAACAGACAGGGCTTCGCCCCCAGGCAGCTGTTCGCGGTCTCGGTATTCTTTCCGCACAGAACAAGATCTCAGCCGCCGAAGCGCGCCGCTACATCGACAACCCCGCGTTGTTGATGAAGAACAACGTCGGCAACCGCATCATAGACCAACTCAACACTCTCGCAGCTGACGGGCTGGTGCAGCGTGACCCATCGTGGGAACGCAACCCCCAGACAATCCCAGCACCCTCCTCAGGCAACGATGCGTATCGTGCCCAGGCAGCTGGCAACCAGATGCGAGTCACAGCAGCTATTGGTCGCATTCAGAATGGCAGTCTGAAACCGAATGAGAAGAACCTCATCTCCAGCGCAATCTCCCGCATCGGCAAGACCAACAACAAGGAAGGTGCGCGGCAGATCCTCAAAGAGTTGGAGGGCACACTCCCCGACTCCGCCACGAAGGCCCTAGCTCGCCAGGAGATCAGCCCGCTCATCTCGCAGATCCGCCACAACACGCTGGAGGATGCACGCAGAGCACCCCGACTGGATCTCAAGCAAGCGAAGGCCGGCAACTACAAGACACGCAAACAAGCCAGCGCGTACAAGCTCGCAGCTGGCATCAAGTCTCCAGCGCTGGAGGGTAAACTGGACCCGCCTTCCAAGTACCTGAAGAAGGTCGCTGCTATGTTCGAGAGGGCGGAGCACAACCCTAACGACAAGGCTGTTCAGACTGCCTACGCAGCTCTCACCGCCGAGACCCTGGCTCAGTACGAGTACCTGGGTGAAGTCAACGTTCAAGCCTGGACTAGTCCGGGTGAGCCCTACAAGAACAGCACCGAGATGATGGCAGACGTGCAGGACAACAAGCACCTCTGGTTTTTCACCACCGCATTGGGCTTCGGCACAGAGGGTGCCGCCACATCGGAGCACCCCATGCTTCTCCCGACCAAACACTCCACATCTGATGGCACTCCCCTAGTGGTGAATGACATCTTCCGCATCGTGCACGACTACTTCGGGCACACGCAGCAAGGCTTCTCCTTCGGTCCCACCGGCGAGTACAACGCCTACCACGAGCACGCTCGGATGTTCTCCGCGACAGCCCTACCGGCGCTCGCCGCCGAGACCCTCGCGCAGAACGCCTGGGTGAACTTTGGGCCCCATCTCCAGGACGCAAACGGCAACATCGCCAAGCAAGGCGAGCCCGGGTACGTAGCCCTACCGGCACGGCGCTTCGCCGACCAGAAGGCCTTCGCCGTCCCACAGTCGATCCTAGACGAGGATCCAAACTCCAACGCCACCAAGGTCTCGGACAAGTTAGATGTCAGAACCAATCCCGGTGAGAGGGAAGTCGGCAGATACCCGACATACCTTGCAGCCTCCGCAGCCAGGGCTAAGTCGCCTCACACGGGTCGCCTGACCCTCGACGAGAGCACCGACGAATGGGTGCATATCTCGACTGGGCGCACCGCCGCCACGCCCGACTACAAGCCCTACGAGCAGGATCCCCCGGACAATCTGAGGGGTAAGCTAGTCATCGGTGTCCGTCACCCGGATAGTGGTGTCCTACTAGGTGCAAACCACCAGCAGGTCCGATCTCTCTTGCGTCGAGCGCTGGGTGAAGACCGCGTTGTCATTGGTGTCCACCCAATCACACTCGCCGGGAATGGCCAGTTCGATGCCTCGAACATGTCCGTCAAGGTGGCTCAGGGCCTCGACCCCGCTGAGATGAACAGAGTGTCGTCTCACGAAGCTGGCCATGCAATAAGTGAGATCTCAGGGTACGAGAAGACCTTGTCTAACATGCTCAAGAGTTCGAAGCTTGACGAGCGTGTTGCAGCCAAGAAGGTCCGCTCCGAGATGATCGCAATCTCCAAGCACGCCCGCCCCATGCTCTGGTCTACGGACAGGGCAGAGGTGGAACGTATCTACCAACCTGCGTCATACGAGACGGTCGCGGCATACCGAAAGGGTCTATCTGAGATCTCTGCTGACTTCCTCTCGATCCGCCTCACGGATCCATCCTACACCGCGAGGCACTCCCCTCTGGCTCACAAGTTCTCCAAGATCGTGATCAACAAGGGGGCAACCTACAACCACCCAGACATGGGCAAGTTCTCACTAAAGGACAAGCTGCATCTCCTGAGCCTCGCTCCCATCGTTATGGCAGCTCAGGTCCTCGCCGCTATGGCGATGGGGGCTGATGACGACGATGACGAATTGAATAAGCTGGGGGTCGCGTGATCCCCAGCCCTTCCCCTCAAAGGAATAGAAATGGCTTCTGACAACCAACCATATCCTCTTAAATTCGGTGTAAGCGCTGACGCCGTTCTGGTCGCGAATACAGCAGCCACCATCCTCACAGTGGGCGCTAGCGACTACTCGAAAGGTGTCCGCGTCGTGGTCACGGGTGGCAACGTCCGATTGGCTATTGGTCGCGCCGCTATCGCCACCGACCCGCTTTTGATGACAACCACTCACATTTTCCTCGTGGTTCGTCCAGGGGACATCGTCTCCGCGATTTCCACGAGCACTCCAACTGTTAACGCTGCGCTCTACACCAAGTAAACCCACACTGCATATCCTCGGCAAAGGAGAGAGAATACCATGGCCTACAACAACGGATACCTGATCAACGTCTTCCGTGACGCTGAGACAGTCGCCAAGTCGAAGAGCTTCTCCCAGCTACAGAAGCACGAGATCCTTCTCGACATCCTCGCACAGATGCCCCCGTACTTCATGTCGGGCGGCAGCGTGAACACGAACAACCACATCCACACCGCCCTCCGGGAGATGATTTCCAATGTCGGCTACATCCCCCTCGAAGCTCCAGTCACTGGCAGCCTCAGCTCCTAAGCTGGTACGCCTAGCTATCGAGCAGACCCTCGCAGATGTGATCCAGCAGAGGGAGGACATCGTCAACAGGGTAGTGAAGCCGCGACCAAAGCCGCGACCAAACAACGGAGACTACATACGCAACATGTGGTCTACCCCTGAGGGGCGGGCGATCATGATGGCGCGCATCACACATAAAACGCCCCGAGGACGTCTCAAGGATGTCCCTAGGTGGGGTGGATGGACAAACGCCAAATGGCTCGCAGCCAAGGCTCAAGCACAGAAGGAAACCAAGATCATCATGGCAGACATCGAAGCCAACGGACTACTGGCTAATGACGACCTACAGTCCAAAGAAGCGTTGACTGTCGCCGTAGAGATCATGCGTATGCCTATCTCTGTCCGGGACAAGCTACAGGCTGCCCGCACGGTCCTGGAGTACACGAAGATGAAGCCGGGCTCGAAGACTGAGGGCGATCTCGCCAATTCAGCCGAAGCCTTCCTTGGCGCGCTTCTTCATAGCGAGAAGAACAAGAAGACGGATTGATGGACCCTCAGCTCCTAGCAATCCGCAAGAGGCTGAGAGATGAGTTCCCATTCTACGCTGCGAACGCGTTGAAGATACGAACCAAGGCTGGAGAGATAGCGCCTCTTCATCTCAACCCAGCCCAGCTAATCCTCCAGAAAGCTATCGACGATCAGATGGCAACGGAGGGCAAGGTCCGCATCATCATCCTCAAGGCCCGACAACAAGGCCTGTCCACCCACGTCGGTGGCTACATGTTCGCCGCAGTCAGCCAGAACACCGCCAAGCGAGCAATGGTGATCACTCACCAAGCTGACTCGACCCGCGCGCTGTTCGACATGACCAAGCGATTCCACGAGCATTGTCCTCCAATCCTGAAGCCGAAGACCAAGTATGCTTCGCGCCGCGAGTTGTACTTCGACACCCTCGATAGCAGCTACATCGTTGCAACAGCTGGCGGTGAAGCCATTGGCCGAGGGGAGACCCTAAGCCACCTACACGCCTCTGAGATCGCCTTCTGGCCTAAGTCCACCGCGAAGGACATATGGAACGGCCTATACCAAGCCGTCCCTAACCTTCCTGGAACTGTAGTCTTCATCGAGTCCACCGCAAATGGTGTTTCAGGCGTCTTCTACGATATGTGGCGCGAGTCCGTCGCCGGACGCAACGGGTTCGTCCCTGTGTTCATCCCATGGTTCCTAGACCCCATGTACCGCGAGACGGTCCCAGCATACTTCTCACGCAGTCCTGAAGAGGAGAGGCTTGTGGAGCAGTACGGGTTGGACAACTCCCAGCTCCAGTTCCGTAGAATCAAAATCTCTGCCAACGGTCTCGAGAATTTCAAACAGGAGTATCCAGCGGTCCCTGCGGAGGCATTCCTGACTACCGGACGACCCGTCTTCGACAGCGAGCAGCTCGTCCACATGATCGACGCTGCCCAGCCACGGCTGCGAACCGAGGCTTATGAGGAAGATGGCACCGGTGGCGGGAAGTTCGATACCCACCCACGTGGTGAGTTGACCCTCTACCGGGAGATCGACCCCGTTGGCACCTACTACATTGGTGCCGACACCGCCATGGGTGTCCGGGGTGGGGACTGGTCAGTAGCCACGATACTAGACAGCACCAAGACGCTAGTCGGTATCCTCCGCTGCCGAGTACATCCAGACTTCTTCGCCCAGATGCTCTACGCCCTCGGACACAAGTTCAACATGGCAGCTATCTGCCCAGAGTCCAACAACCACGGCATCCTGACTTGCATCAGGCTCGCCAAGGACATGGGGTATCCCTACGTCTACACCGAGACGATCTACGACAAGCTCGCCGACAAGGACACAATCAAGATCGGCTTCACCACTACGGTGAAGAGCAAACCTCTATTGATCGATAGGCTCCGCGCTTCTATGCGCCTCAAGGAGATCAAGATCGACGACAAGACTACTTTGAATGAGATGCTCACCTACGTAGTGACTGAAACAGGTAGCATGGAGGCTGAAGAGAACTGCCACGACGACACTGTCGTTGCGCTGGCACTCGCCAACCACATCCATGAGGGCTCCTTCAAGCCCGTAGAAAACCAGGATGACTACTACACGGAAGCTATTTGATGACAGATAATCGAAAGAAGAAAACCGAGGAGCAGATCCTTTTCACGGTGAAGAGTGCCCTCGGAAACACCGTCAGCCTCCGAGATAGCAAGTTGGCACGCGAACGCCGTGACGCCCTCGAGTACTATTACGGACAGCTGCCTAAGCCCAACTCCAAAGGCAACAGCAAGTTTGTCTCCCAGGACGTCTACAAATCGGTCGAGAGTGCGAAGTCCGATATTCTTGAGACATTCTCAGGACATACGAACAACATCCAGTTTACGCCAGTAGGCCCCGAGGATGTAGAGGAAGCACGCGTTGCTACCGAGTACTGTAGCTACATCTTCTACCAACGCAACGACGGCCTTAACATCATGAACTCCGTCATCACGGACGGCCTCCTAGCCCGCGTGGGTGTGGTACAGGTCGTCTGGGATGAGATCAAGGATGAGGTTGAGGAGGAGATCGAAGGCACTGTCGACGTGATCGATATGGCTCTCTCCGAGAGCAAGGATCCCGTCAAACTTGAGGAACTGGAGGAACTCGGCCCGGACGAGAATGGCGAGCCCACCTACCGGGCACACCTCGTACGTACCGTCGATATGTCGATGGTGAATGTCGAGCCGGTGCCGCCCGAAGAGTTTGGCATCTCCACCTACGCCGCCACGATCAAGTCAGCGAACATCACGTTCAGGCTAAGCGAGAAGAGCAAGAGCGATCTAGAACAAGAAGGCTACGACCAGGACAAGATCGAGCAGATCACCTATGGCGAGAAGAGCCTCCAGTTCGACAGCGACCGCTCCGCACGCCACGAGGACACCACCAAGACGTCCCTGAACCTCGATGAGACCTACGACGACGTTCTAGAAACCGCTGACATCTACGACGCCTACATCAAGATGGACGTAGCTGGCACCGGCATCGCGCGCCTCTGGCACGTGATCTACGCCGAGGGCGTGATACTGAAGATGGAGAGGGCAACCAAATCTCCCTTCATCGCCTTCACGCCCATTCCGATCCCCCACGCGTTTCACGGGGCTCTCTTCGTGGACAAGGTCCGTCCTATCCAAGAGGTCCGTTCCGTACTCATCCGCTCGATCATCGATCACTCCGTAGTCACCAATGCGCCACGCTGGCAGGTGACCAAGGGCGGCTTGATGAACCCTCGAGAGTTGATGGACACGCGCATCGGCGGCATCGTCAACGTGACACGCCCCGACGCAGTCATGCCTCTACAGCAGGCTCCGCTGAACCCGTTTGTTTTCCAGACCATTCAGCTCCTCGACCAGACCAGCGAGGAGACAACTGGTGTATCCAGACTGTCCCAGGGGATGAACAAGGACGCTGTCAGCAAGCAGAACAGTCAAGGCCTCGTCAACGACCTCGTCAACCTGTCCAAGCAGCGCCAGAAGATCATGGCACGCCAATTCGGCGATTTCATGAAAGCGGTGTACCTCGCGATCTACGAGTGCGTCATCGAGTACGACGACAAGCAGTCCGTGATCGACGTCGCGGGCAGTTATGCCCCCGTCGACCCCACCCGCTGGCGTCAGCGCAAGGATGTCAAGGTTGAGCTAGCTCTTGGTCTGAATGAGCGTGAGCAGGAGGCCCAGAAGATGATGGCACTCCACCAGTTCACAGCCATGGACCCGGGGCTCGCTCCGATGTACCCGCTGGAAAAAAAGACGCTCGCTATCCACAAGGTGTGGGAGAAGATGGGTGTCAGGGACACGTCCACCTATCTTCTGATGCCGCAAGAGATCAAGCCGCCACAGCCTGATCCGATGATGGTCGCCCAGCTCGAAGAGTTGAAGGCTACGATCAAGAAGATGGAAGCGGACGCCATGGCCACGATGGCCAAGGTCAAGTCGGACGCCGCCACGAAGGCAGCTAACTCCAAGCTCGCCGGTGTCAAGGTGCAGTCCGAATTCGCCATCAAGGCGGACGCTCTCGACCTCAAGCACGCCGAGTTCGAGCACAAGAAGCAAATCGACGCCGAGGAAGTTGCGCTTGCCTATGCGGCCCAAGAGATGGGTACGCTTAAGGCCATTGCCACTCCCGACGCCTAATCACTACCCATGTGAAGAAGGAGCGCATGCCCAACACCGATCATAGACAACTAGCGAAGGAGCGAGGAACCCAGGCTGAGTTCCTCCTCCAGAACTCCATGTTCGCCGCCGTTGTGTCCGCTGTCTACGACTCCAACATGGAGGAGAGCATGCAGACCCAGCCTCACGAAGAGGACCGGCGCGAGCACCTATACCGAATGAACCGAGCGCTTAACGACATCGTCGGACTATTAGGCCAGTGGGTTGACGTCCGCGACAACATCCACACAGAAGAGCAGCTCGCCACCCAAGACGAACACGAAGGAACGATCACCTATGAGTGACGGCATCTCTACCTCCCGAGGCGAGACCAATACGCCGACATCTCCGCGTGACAGTGGTGCCCTTGAAATGGGCGACGCTGTTAAAATGCTCACGGACCGCTGGAAGGACGACGAAAGTCCATCCGATGCCAGCGCCAAGGGGGCGAAGGCTGACCGGGAAGACGAGACAGATCCCGACCAGTCTGTTGATGGTACTGAGATCGAAGCCGATGACAGTGACAAAACGGACCACGACGATGACGCTACCGATGCCACAGATGGCGACGACGCTGACAAGGATGCTACTGCTGCAAAGAGCACAGCCTCTGACGACAGTGAAGTCGAGATCAAGGTAGATGGTGAAGTCCGGCGTGTATCCGTCAAAGACTTGAAGCGGCTATACGGTCAAGAAGCAACCATCACAAGAAAGTCTCAAGAAGCTGCGGCATCCCGTAAGGTTGCCGAAGACAAGGCCGAGCACCACGCTGCATCGCTCACGAAGCTGATGGAGCGCGCCCAGGCACGCCTAAAGCCCTACCAGGATATTGACTTCCTCGTTGCATCGAAGATGATGGAAGCGGAGGAGTTCGCGAAGCTCCGGCAGGATGCGAAGGCAGCTTATGACGAGGTGAAGTCCCTCGAGGGTGAAGTCGACACATTCATCAAGACCGCCAGCAACGAGCGCCAGCAGGCACTCCAAGCGGCAGCTGTAGAAGCGAACAAGGTCCTCCCGACGAAGATCAAGGGATGGAACCAGGAGACCTACGACAAGATCCGTACTTACGCGGTCAAGGAAGGTCTATCGCATGATGTCGTCAACTCAATCGCTGATCCGAGCGCCATTGTTCTGTTGAACAAGGCCCGGCTCTACGATGAGATGAAGGCGAGAGCAGCCACGGTCAAGAAGGACGTTGTCGCGAAGCCCGCGAAGAACGCCGTCAAGTCGACGAAGGCCCCCGGCAGTACCGTCGCGCACACTGAGAAGAAGGCACTATCCAAAGCTTCCCAAACTGGAAAGCTAGAAGATGGTGCCGCTGTACTCATGGCACGATGGGGCTGACGCAGTTTCAAGAAACCCCCTAACACAACCCTAGAGAAGAAAGCCCAATGGCTCTTTACTCCACCTACGACTCCGTCGGTATCCGCGAGGACATCAGCGATGTCATCACGACCCTGACGCCGACCAAGACGCCCTTTCAGTCGTCCATCGATAACGAGAAGGTCGAGAATACCCTGTACCAGTGGCAGGAGGATTCCCTCCGCGCTGCTGCCGCCAACAACCAGCTCGAAGGCTTCCGCGCAATCGTTGGCACGGCGACCCCGTTCGCAATTCTCCCCACGGGAGCTGCCCGTACTGCGACGACGATGCTCAACAACCGTACCCAGATCCTGGGTGATGTCTTCGAAATCTCTCGCACGAACGAGCGCGTGAAGACGTACGGGCGTAAGAGCGAGATTGCATATCAGGCAATGAAGGCCGGTGCGCAGCTGAAGCGCGACCTCGAGGCGGTTCTCGTTGGTGGCGGCTCTCCGGCAGTCGGTGCCCAGACGGTTACGGCTGGTAACGAGACCACCGCGCGCCTCATGGGCAACGTGGTCGGCTCGATTGGTGTCTCCGGTTCCACAGGCGTGACGATCAGCGCGAGCACGACTGTTGCTGGTGGTACTGCCGCCCTGACCGAGGCGATGGTCCTCACGTCGATGCGTCAGCTCTACGACCAGGGTGGTGAAGTTAACACGCTCAGCGTGAAGCCTGCCGATGCCTCGATCATCGCTGGCTTTGCTGCGATCTCCGACCAGCGCATTCGTGACTTCGGCGAGAGCAAGAAGGTTGTGAACGCAGTAGAGTTTTACGTCTCCCCCTGGGGCGAGGTGAAGGTCATCATCAACCGCTTCCAGCTCACCACGGTGGCTCTGTTCTACGACCCGGAGAACTGGAAGCTCACGTATATCGACAAATGGTTCAAGGAGAAGATGGCCAAGATCGGCGACTCCGAGATCTACATGCTCGCTGGCGAGTATGGTCTGAAGCACAAGAACCGTCTTGCGTCGGGCATCATCAACGCGATTACCTGATCAACTGAACTGATAGGGGAGGGAGGCACATACAGAGGCCTCTCTCCCCTAGGCTTCTACTCACTACCCTATGGGTGGTTCGCTAGCCACGACGCAAGGGCGCGCAGGTTTCTCTCCTTCCCATGCAGCGCCGCCACCCTCCAGTATCCAGGCTCCAGGAGAGTACCGATTACTGATCTCACACCGAGGCTCAAGCCTCCTCCACTACCGGACAACGTCCACGACATCTCCGGCAAGATCCTATTTGACGACAGTGGCAACCCCATTGTCGCCAAGCAACAGCTCATCACCAAGGAGTTCGTTTCCACCAACCGTCTGTGCTATCAGGACAGTGGATCCGCTCCAGCTGGAGATGGCTTCCACCGGTTCGCCTCCATCCCAACGATCTTCGTTGAGCAGATGATGCTCGACGGTATCAACGTCCTGAAGGACAAGGTGTCCTCCAAGACCATCCTCGGATGGCTCCGTCGAAAGGGGCTCGACGGCTTCATCGTCTCGAACAAGGTCTGACCTACATGAACTACGGCGAACTGAAAACGCAGTTCCAAGACATTTTGAATCGATCTGACGTCACTAACTCACAGATGAATACCTGCTTCCAGCTCGCCCAAATACGCCTGGAACGCATCCTTCGCCTACGGGCATCTGAGACTGACCTGACCATTAGCACCGTGGCAGCTGTGTCCTCGTACACGGTCCCCTCCAACTACTTAGAGATGATCTCTATCACAGTGGACGGCGTGGGAGAGCTACAGGCGTTGGAGCCAGGGCAGTATCGCTCCGCAGCTGCGCAGACGTCCCCCGTGGTCTACACGCGGATCAAGGACACGTGGTACTTCAACTCATCCATTCCGATAGACGCAGTGGCGAAGATCCTCTACTTCTCCAAGGCCACCGTCATCACCACGAGTGACGCCACCACGAACGATCTTTCCGACAACCACCCCGATATCCTAGTCTATGGTGCCCTGGCGTATTCAGCTGACGTGTTCGTCGATGAGCGTCGCGGCATGTGGCTGGAGAGTTTCAACGGTCTACTCAGTGAAGTACTCGATTACCAAATCACTCAGGCGATGCACGAAGGCGACAACTCCATCGCCCCCATCGTGTACATGGACGATGGTCCGTCGTGATGAGCTATGAGAACGACGCATCTGACATCAATCACAAACTCGGACGCATCGAGGGGATCCTCTCGACGATTACCCCACTGCTTCAGGACCACGAGAGGCGCATCCGTACCAGCGAGCGCAAACATTGGTACTTCGCTGGCGCAGCCACTGTCGTGGCATCTCTCCTGAACTACTTACAACCCCTCACTCACATCCTGCCGAAATAGGAACTTACACATGTCGAACCTCATTGCCTGGGTCATGGCCAACGCCGCCGACCTCTTCAACATCGCCACCGCCCTCATCGCCGCTGCCGCTGCCATCACCGCGATGACGCCGTCGCCCCGGGATGACGGTTTCGTTGCCGCCGTCCGCAACGTCCTCAACAAGCTTGCGCTGAACGTGGGCAACGCGAAGAACGCGTCCGACGTGAAGTGATATGTCGGCGCTCTACGTAGCGCTTGTTGTCATCGCAGTCCTCGCTCTACTCCTCTCTGTGGTGGTCCTCTACGGGCGCACTAAGGCCGAGGCTGCTAGGGCAGAGGCGGCGGTGGCTGTTGCTTCCGCAACCACCTCCAAGATCGAGACAGCCAAGCATGTTGAGATTTCTGTTGCCGCTCGCCCTGATGGCGACGCTGCTAAGCGCCTGCGCGACACCTGGAGCCGATAGCTACTGCGCCTTGGCCTCGCCAATCTACGTCGACAAGACGGACGTCTTCAGTGACGAGACCGCCCGACAGATTCTGAGTGTCAACGAGAAATGGGCGTCCCTGTGCCGTACTCCATCCGCGAGGTAGACGGTAAGTCTGCCACGATCATGGAGCTGATCGACGATCTCCACGACCAATGCTTCCCAGACTACGACCAATCGAGACTGTCCCTCACTGGATCCTGGTGGATAGTCCGCGACCTCGACGAGGATGAGCCTGCAGCGTTCTGTGGGTTGTGGCCTAGTGTTCGAACTCCTGAAGCGGGCTACCTCGCCCGCTCTGGGGTGCTACCGGCACACAGAGGCCGAGGCCTTCAGCGCCGCATGATCAAGCTGAGGGAACGCAAGGCGCGCAATCTCGGCTGGATCTCTATGCTGTCTGATACCGTTGAGGACAACACCGCTTCGGCGAACAACCTAATCCGCTGTGGCTACACGCTCTGGCTCCCACCAGTACGCTGGGCTACCGAGGGGTCGCTCTACTGGCGACGCGAGCTGGTTTCGGGTGTGGGCTGATCGTCACCAAGGCACAAACACAGGTAGGGCAACCTATCTGTGTTTTTTCTGTTGACAGTCGCATTAGTGCAGGGTATACCTCTGTGTAGTTACCTAGCTCATCGACCTCGAACCCTGAAGGAGCCCCCCGTGTACAGCAGCAACAGGAACATCCACGCGCAGTACGAGGTGACGTTGATCAACTCCGTTGGCTACGTCATCGCGAAAACCCTTGTTCACTCCGACAACGATGACGTCGCTATCCGCGCAGGGCAGGAGCTTCTGGGCAAATACCAGAAAGCAACTGATTTCCTCATCGAGCGCATCTGAGAGTTTCCCTAAACCCTACTCACAAGAGGACTAAACCCATGTTGACAGAGAACCGAATTGTGATGCCGTTGACCGGTAACGGCATGAGCTTCGAGAGTTCGAAGGCTCTCCATGACGCCTTCATGATGACGCTGATCGACGTCTACGGAGGATACACTGTCTCGTATGGTGTGGGTGGCTGGGCTGGTCCCAAGGGGGTGCAGGTGATCGAGGACGTCGCGCTCTATGACGTCGCCTTCGACGACCACATCGACAACACTCAGCACTTCGAATACCTCGCCCTGTGGCTCGGCGGTAAACTGCATCAGGAGAGCGTCTACTTCCGCCTCGGCTACGCAGTGCGGTACCTGACGGTCATGCAGGCACGTCCCGGCAGCAACCTCGCCAAGGTGGTGTGACATGAGTAAAGCTCTCACATTCTCGGGCCAGTTGGCGAACTACCTCGCGGCGCGTGAGGCCTACGGTTCACTCACCTGGATGGACAACCCCAGTGACTGGGAAGCCACCCGTCAGCGCTTGGCATCGGCAGCCACGCTCCTGGATCTCTTCATAACGGTCAAGGTTCACCCAGTCACTGGGAGGTCAGGAGGTCCGAGGGACCTCTCCCAGGGGACCTCTGGGGGGGTCTAGGGATGGCACGGCCTTGGGTCCCAGCCACGGACGACACCCAACTCAACTCGCTCCAGCATGCGGTGAACGAGGCCCGTAGCGACAGCAAGACGATCAAGGTCGACAGGGAGGCGCTCCGGCGTCTCCTACTCGATCACCATGATCTGACGGGGCGGCTCCAGCTGGTCTGAAGGAGCTGAAGGAGCTGAAGGGGTCTGAAGGGTCTAAAGGGGGGTGCTCAGTAGGTACATCCCCGCGCACGCCTGAACAAGGTTCTCGATTGACACCCACAAGGTGACAGTCTACAAACCCAGAACTTCATCCCAGGAAGGGACAGGACATGGCTATCTACGCGGACAAGAGAGATGGTGCACTGACGGGTCGTTGGTGCGTTGAGGTTGAGCAGGGCGGCAGGCGCACGCGGGGTCGCGCCAACAGCCTCGTCGAAGCGCGGGCGATGGAACAGGTGTTCAAGGGAGCTGAAGGGTCTAAAGGGTCTAAAGGGTCTAAAGGGTCT